ATGGCAACCATCCGATCCAGAAAGCTAGCCGACGGCACGGTACGTTATACCGCTCAAATCCGTGTAAAGCGTGACGGCCTGCAAGTCTACCAAGAGAGCCTCACTTTCGCCCGTAAACAGGCCGCTCAGGCATGGGCGCGCAAGCGTGAAGCCGAGTTGGATCAACCCGGAGCCATTGAGCGGGCAAACCGCATAGGGGCTACCGTCAAAGAAATGATTGACCGTTACATGGTCGAAATGGAAAAAGCCCGCGCCTTGGGGAAAACCAAACTAGCCACGCTCAAATCCATTGGCGAATCCTACTTGGGCCAAGTGAGTGACCAGGACTTGAACTGCCAGATACTTGTTGAGTATGCGGTCTGGCGTATGGGACCGGAAGGCGGCGGGGTGCTGCCTCAGACCGCTGGCAATGATTTGGCACATCTTGGGGCTGTGCTTTCAATTGCTCGCCCGGCATGGGGCTATGCGGTCGATCCTCACGCAATGGCCGATGCCCGTAAGGTTTTACGCAAGCTGGGCTACAACATGCGCAGCCGTGAGCGTGACCGCCGCCCGACTCTGGATGAGTTGGATAAGCTGTTGGAGCACTTCCAATCGATTCAGACCAGGCGCCCGTCTTCAATCAATATGCTCAAGATGACAGCATTTGCCTTGTTCTCGACAAGGCGTCAGGAAGAGATCACCCGGATTAAATGGACGGATCTGGACGAGGAGGGGCATCGAGTCCTGGTGCGGGATATGAAGAATCCCGGACAAAAGATAGGCAATGATGTGTGGTGTCATCTACCGCCAGAGGCATTGGACATCCTGCAGTCAATGCCAAAGGCCGTAGACGAGATTTTCCCCTACAGTGCCGAATCAACTTCTGCGTCTTGGACGCGGGCCTGCAAGCTTTTGGGGATCATTGATTTGCACTTTCACGATCTTCGTCATGAGGGTGTCAGTCGCTTGTTTGAAATGGACTGGGATATACCGAGGGTGGCCAGCGTTTCCGGTCACCGCGATTGGAACTCTATGCGTCGCTATACCCACCTGCGCGGACGGGGAGACGCTTATATAGGCTGGAAGTGGTTGGACGTTGTGGTGAGGGCGCCCGTAAAGCTGGGCGCCCTAACTTTAAAGTAAACTAACTGCTACGAGGTGCGCTGTTCAGTTGGTGGCTCTCTTTCATCGCTGCAGCGCGCTGGCCATCTAGATACTCGGAAAGATCCGAGATATGAATCCCCTTAGCGCTTTTCTGGCTGGCCTCCATTCGTGTGATGGGGATTTTGATAAGACCGGCCATCACCTTGCGTTCAAACATATTGGTGGTCAGGTGGGTAAAGTAATCGGTGCAGACCTTATGCAAAGGGATCACTACCTGGCCGTCGTATTGAGCCATCAGAACAAATAGTGTTTTCAATTCTTAGCTTCCAGTTCAGTGATGCGGTTTAACAGTTGGGCAATAACTCTGTTCTTCTGATCGAGAGCCAGTTCCAAGGCGATCGAACGTTCCAGCCGATTGATTATTTCGCCGTTCATGCTTCGTTGGTTTCTATAAGCAACGGTGGCAATTTCAGGTCGCAGACCATCGGGCAATCGGATTACAAATTTGTCTTGAATGCGAGAGTTGTTCATTAGTTAGCTCCTATGGCCATAGATTGAGCGAGTAACTGCGCTACTACGGCTGCATCCCGCTCTGATAACTCGCCCAAGGTTTGTGCCATGCTGCTCAAACTTTCCAAGCGAACACGGGCCTCCGGGGTTTTATGTACCAGGAAGCTGATCACTGCGGCGCCGATAATAGCGGTGGCCACCAGGTGTCTTGCCGGTGTGGTAGTCTTCACTTCGCTGCTGCTTTGGTTCGTCACTTTCATGGTGTAGTCCTCGGTAGTGGTTGGTGTCGGGGAGGGCCAACTCCTCGACACCGCTCTTCAATTCCGGTTAGTCCTGGCGTGTCAGGTGAATAACTAGGTCGTCAAAATTCGGATCGTCCTCTGCGCATGACCGCCACTCCAAAACCTTCAAAATCTGTAATCGGCTGCAGTCATCGACCAGGATCTCGCGCTGGCCACCTGCGGCTCGAACTTCCAAAATCTGCAGTAGACCGTCTTCGCCATACGCTCCGGCTTGTATGATCGGGTTGTTCGTTCCCGCCGCGATCAGCAGTTCTTGGATCTCCTGCAGCTTGCTGGTCATGCCGTCGCCGGCCTTACCTATGAACACTTGAACTTGCATCAACACTTCCTCCTTTGTGGTTTCAGGCAGCCTGAAAAATCCAGCACCGCACGGTTTTGGGTTTGTTGGCCGTGTCGACGTCCCATGCTGAGCAGACGTTCTTGTTGGTCTCAATGAATTTGGGGCACTTGCTTGTTTTCAAGTGGCGCTTGAGTTCGGTCAGATCCGGGACTTTCTGACGTTTCTCTGCTGCTTCCTTGGCGAAGTCGTTGAGGTTCACCGCGATCAGGCCTTCATTGCGGGAGTGGTTGAGCCCACCCGCAGTGCTGTTCAAGTAGTCGTAGAGCTCCCAGAACTCGACGACGATCGGGTGATCAGAGTTGATTGCCAGCTGGCGTTCTTTGGCCATGCTCTGGATCTCGGCGTGGGCCGCGTCCACTTGGTGCTTTTTCAGCGGGATAACGTGGACCAGGGCATCGACCAAGGCATGGAGCTGAGCGTGGTTCTTCGCGATCCGGACGGTGCGGATCTCAGGCAGGGCCAGCAACTGCTGTTCGTATTTGGGCCCTTTCTCGCGGACGGTCTCCATAACCTTGCTTTCCATCATGGTGGACTTGACCAGGAAGCCGCTGACACGGTCGACCGGCATACGCTCAAGCTTTTCCACCAGCAATTTGGTCTGTGGCGTCTGGCCTTCCTTCGTCATAGCGATGTGCACCAGGCGCTGGAGGATTGGTTCAGACGCATTCACCGCATGGTTCTGGCCGATGACCACAGCCCCACGGAATGGAGGCTCACGGGTGTCGTTACCGTTGTTTTTCACGCCAGTGGAACGGACGCTCCGGCCGTTGTAGGCGGTCTTGAGTTCGTCCCAGTCGTATTGTCTAGTCTGGCTGCCGTCGGTCTTTTCTCGTTCCGACTCGATGAGTACTACCGGCAGGTTTCCGACCTGGGCGAAGTTCCGCGCTCGAGCGACTGGGGTGCCCTTGGTTGGGTCAAAGCCCTCATAGTCGATACGACCGCACATTTTCCACAGGAACTCGATCAGCGTGGACTTGCCTGCGCCTGGCTCACCAATGATTTCCATGAAGGGGTAGCTTTTCTGGTGCTGCCGGATCTGCTCGGCGAATAGCGAGCCGAACCAGAATGCAAGCGCGACTAGGCCTTTAGCACCGAAGCACTGCCAGATGATTTCCAGCCACTCTGTGTCGAACTTTTCCAAGTCTGTGTTCAGGTTGAGGATTACCGACTGGCTGAGGGTTTTGATGCTCAACCGATCCATGTCGAAGAAGTCTTCCTCGTTCAGTTTGAACACCTTGCCGTCGCGTACCGCCACGTCGCCGTAGATATATGCGCAGTGCTCACGGGTGTAGCCGGTGAAGTCGATGGTCTGTACGGTCTTGAGGGCGTCTGTTTGCTCCTCAATGAAGGCATCGAGCTGCTGTGTGGTACCGGTGAACATCCCGCCCGGGGCAATGCCAAGCAGGCGCTTTTTGAACTCAGCAGACGAGGCAATCTGCGAGCTGGTGAACGTGTTCTTAATCGGCGCAGCATCGTGGGCGAACGTGATCCGGAAGTAGTACCAGGACTCGTCGGTGAGTTTGTTTTCCTGGTAGTACAGGGCCTTCGGGTTACAGGTGGCGATGCGCTGCAGCGCGCCGCACTGTTGCATGGCCTTGGAGCGCATCTGTTTGTTGTTCAGCTGCTGGTCATCGTGGTGGTCGCTGTCCTCGAGCTCCTGGATCGCCTTGTTGTACTTCTCAAGGTCGAGCTTGAACCAGTACAGGCGGTTGCCGAACTCCAAGTGGAATTCGCTGCGGCGCTTCCAATCGAACATCACCAGGGCCTTCTCGGTGGCGTTCTCAGCGATCAGCAGGGCACCGTGGTGCCGGGCGGTGGTGATGTCTTTGTCGACCTGAGCATTACGCTTCTCGCCTTCGTCCAGGAATTGCCAACGCTGGTGCAGATCGTTCCAGTCGACCTTTCTGTTATCCCGCTGGGGGATCTGGGCTGCTTCGCAGGTGAAGCCCAGTTCGCGGGCCATACGGACCCAACGCTTGGTGTAAGCGTGTGCACCTGGTTCGTTATCAAGCGCCCAAACCAGCTTTGGCAGGTTGCCTGAGCGAGCCGCCACCAAGGCTTGCAGCGAGTCTGCTGGGAAGGCGTTGGAAGACATCGCCGATACGGCGGCAATGTTGTGGTGCACCAGGGCGAGCGCGTCGAAGATGCCCTCGACAATCCAGATCTCCTTCGCCTCGAGCACGTCGACACACGGCGGACACCACCACACTCCTTTGTAGGACTCACCCGGCTTGAAGCGGGCCTTCATCTTGCCGAAGCGCGCAGGTCGATCGATCAGGCGTTCCCAATATCCGCCTTTCTCCAGGGTGAAGCGTACCGTCGCACTGCCAGCGTCGTGCTGTGCCGAGTAGTACGTATCCTGTGTAAACCAACCTCCAATCAGTGAAGTATCGAAGCCGCGGGCAAACTCAAGGTATGCACGCGCAGTCGCTGTAGGGGCGTTCTCAGTGGCTGGAACGCGCTTGCTCCAGTCTTCAAAGAGGTCGTCGTAGATCTCTTTTACATGCACCGTGTGGCCGCACTTTTCCTGACGGCCACAGATGAGCTGCCACGGACTATCGAAGCGGGTGTACAGCTCTTTTTTGTTGCACTTGGGGCAAGTCCCACCTCGCATGTAGTTGGTGGGGGCACGGTGTTTAAGGCCGAATTCGGACTCGATGCGCTGCAGGACGTCGTGACGTAGATCGTCTCTCATGATTGCTTCACTGCTTTAAGGCTGAGGGATAGGGCTGCCATCAGGCTTTTCTGGGCTGCCATCACAGGGGATCTTTCGAGGATCAATTCGTGTCGTACGTCCGCTGGGACGAAGCGATATTCATCTGCGTACCAGTGTTCATTCAGGCTCATCAGGTACTGCGCACGCACGGCAGCCCGTAGCGCTCTTGCCTGGTCAGGCGGCATTTGGGTGGTGACAATCACGGCGTTTCCCATAGTGAAACCTCGAATTTGGACGCAGCTCACCCAAACCCACTGGGTGTGGGACAGGCGATTTATTGGGTTGGTGGTGCTACTGGACTATTAAGAAGCGACGGATGTCCGACGCTTTGCATGTAGTTGGAGAACTGCCAGAACTTCCGCATGCCTGGCAGCCATATGCAGGCTTTCAGCTTTATGGATGGCGTCTGCTTCGTCTTGATCGATCACACCGTCCTCAAGGGCTTGGGCGATGATTTGGTCCACTGTCCCGCGCTTAGCGGCTGTATCCACACACATGGTGTACAGCTCAACATTGTCGAGAGAGTCCGGATCCGCCACGGGGACGAACATACCGCCGTACATGGCTGCGATGTACTCAGGGTAATGGGTCGTCCCTGTTACCAACTCCAGTTGATAAACCTGTTCAGCAGTTAATGGGCTGCTTTTATTGTTCTCATAGGCATGGTTTTCAAACTTCTTTTGTTTCATGCCGAGTAGATCTGACGCGAATTTACAGCCACCGGGCAAAGACCGAATCAGCTCACTGGCCACATCCCTGCGAGTTTTTAGAACGACGTTTTTCATCTTCTGTTTTTCCCTTTGAGCCTTTGCCATTACTGTTCGATCACGCCGTCTTTGATACCGAGTAGTACGGCGGCGCGATGTGCCTCCCCACGGCGACCTTTTTTACGACCGTTCAAAAGGTCGCTGACCAAATTCTTATTCAGTGAATGAATACGGCAGAACTCCGCAATGCTCATTCCTTTGTGATCCAGGGCCTTACGGGCTTGCTCGGGTGTAAGGGTGGCGGGCATAGTGTTCGCTCGTGTGCGTTTGTGTGGGTTCGTGTTCTTACAGCGCTGATTATGACCAGTTTATTTGTCCTGTAAAGGGGCTTAAGTTTGAAAAATTTGTCATCGAGTGAGATCTCGGAGTTGAGTGCGGGCGAATGCTTGCGCGAAGAGAGGGTCCGATTGGGCCTCAAACAAGAAGAAATGGCTCAAATAGGTGGCGTAACCCGGAACACTCAAGGGAGCTACGAGCGAGATGAGCGCCGCCCGGATACTGGCTATTTGAAGGCCTTGCACGCCGTAGGCCTCGACATTCTCTATGTCGTTACGGGAGCCCGAACTCCTGAAGTCGTTGGAGGGTTGAGCGAGGAGGAGGAAGTGATGGTGAAGCGCTATCGCAGCATGCCGCCTGATGACCAAAAATCTGTGCGCCGCTTTGTGCAGGCGATCGCGGACGACGTAGCGAAAAGCTCGAATTAACTTGTAACAAAGCATGTAACTCATTCGTCGTCCCTCGGTTTTAAAGCCGTTCCCCGTCCCCGATAACGTCGATTCAGCAATGCACTTTATGGAGTAGTAAGCATGTTGGATCGCACGAAAACTGAACGCGCCTGCGTCGGAACCACTGAATTCGAATGGCTGGGCCTGTCCAACATTGAACGTCGTCTGATCGATATGTACCGACTATTGACTGAAGAAGATCGAAAACAACTACGGCGTCTTACCGAGGCACTGGCGACGACTCCAGAGGATCCGGCAGTCTGTTGATTTGCCCGTGAAGCATCAAACTGCTCTATCGATGTAAGTAGTGCGCCGGCCCTTGTGTGGCCGGCGTTTCAGGCCTTACCTATGTCGCGCCCAACTGGGCGAATATCTCCCGCTGCTTCGCTTTTGGTAGCTCTCTCAGACGATCAAATATGATTCGATCAATTTTCTCGGAAGATGGGGTCGTCGTATGTGAATAGGTCACCGTAGACACCCATCTATGACCGCAATGTACGGAGCTGCAGGTGTAGTAAATTTTTACGTAGTCCGGTGATGGATGATCACTACCTTTGTTTAACCCCTTGCTCCCGCACTCTCTGCAATAGACCCGCATGTGTCCCTCCCCAGGGCAACTGTGTGCCACCATTATGCCACGAAACGTAGTGGTATTCTCCGAGCTATACTCTAGATGTAGTGGTTTAACCTGCAGAAGGTGCTTCTCTCCAGGAGATTCGCCTGTCATTCCGTAGCGAGTCGTTTAGCTGGTTAAACAGCTGGCAGATCGGCCGTATCTCGTTGCTGGTGTAGACCCGATCTATCTTTTCAATATCGCCAAACCCGGCGCTGTTCTCGGGGATGATCCCGGCCAGTGCGGGGTTCATTCGCCAAGCGGCAATTACGTCGTTGCGAGTGATGTTCTTGACCTTCTCCAGCTCGTCCTTCGCCTGGAAGTCACCCACCGGGATGATTTGAATGGCCTTCTCGGCGCCGCCCGGGATGTTCACGAACATCGAGCGGAAGTTGCCCACACCTTTGCTCGCACTGATCTGGTCGCGCAGCGTCTCTTCGTCGTCCTCGGACAGGTTCGGATCGTTGGTGTAGAAGATGTAACCCGCGTGTGCGCCGTTGCTGTAATAGCGCCGGCGGAAGAGGGTGGCCGCCTCGTTCAACAACAGCGCCTGCAGGCCGCCCAAGTACTCAGGCACGCCATAGATGTTTTGCTCCACGTCGTAGTTCAGGACGTGCTCGATCTCGTCCTGGTGGAACTCCTCTTCTTTGCCATCCTTCAGCAGCATCACAAACCCACCATCGACCTTGATCCGCATGTTGATCGCCGGCAGGTGCTGCATCTCCAGGACTTGGCCGAAGGCGTTGCGGTGACGCAGGAAGTACGCTTCGCCGAACACCATGAAATCCAGAGCTGCACGGCTCATGGTGCTGACCGAGCAGCCTTCGGACGGGATGAACTCACGCAGCAACAGATTGCGCTTGAACCCCGGAATGGCGCCGTGGTGAGCGTTGGCACGCAGCAGCTTGGCCAGGCCCTGACGCGACACGGGCGGGGTGTACAGACGCCCGTCGTGACTGGCGAACACGCCCAGGTACTGCCCGATGTTCTCGCTGAGCACCTGTTCCGGTGCCCCGAACGAAAACGCCCGCATGGGACCGGGAGCCGGTGTGCTGTGCTGCTTTCTTTCTGGTTTGCCCATGGGTACTTGATCCGCAGAGTGCATAGCGGCTGCGCCGCTGCTTGTTAGTGTTGAGGGGTTCATTGGCCAGGGCATGCATGATTGCCCACGCCACGTCCGCGTGACCGGTGGCGTCTGTGCGTGACGCGCTGTAGGTGACCTGCCCGCTGTTGGTAGTACCGCGCTTGATCGTCAGGAAGGCCTGGGCGACGTCGTTCCAGCCCGCGTCCCATTCGATACGGCTGCCTTGGATCGTGTCCTGTGCTTTGAGCACCAGGGAGTTCTTGGCTTCGAGGCTGTAGTGGATCGCTGTCGCACGCGGATAGAAATCGCGCACCAGGTCGAACACGCCGTAACCAATACCGGTGGTATCGATGCCGATGTGTTGCACGTTGAAGCGCTCGGTGAGCTTTTTGACCTGGGCGGCCTGGTACGTAAAGGAGTGCCCACGCCAGCTGTGCTTCTCCAGGATCCGGAACCGTGCGCCAGGCTCCAGCGGTGGGGCGATGACCACACAGGTGGCATCGTCGCGTGTGCGGCTGGGGTCGTAACCGAGCCAGACTGGGCTGTTGCCGAACGGTCGTGGGTCGTCGGGGTCGTAGTCGGTCCACAGCGACAGGTCGGAGTAGCAGCGCTCCAGGTCAGCTAGGGAGAAGGCGCTCATCGTGCTGTCGATGAATTTGCACATGAACAGCTGTTCGAACTTGTCCTCGTCGTACTCCAGCTGCAGCTGCTCGAGGTCGAACAGATCGCAGCCGCCGGCGATCGCGTCCAGGATCGTGATCACCTTGCGCCATTGCCCGTCCGGACACAGTGCCCCAGCGGCGATTTGCTTATCACTGGGCCACGGATCCTTGGCGTTTTTGCGTTTGCTGTTACGGAATTTCTCGCCGGTCCAGAACGGATACGCCTGGTGCGACACCGCGCTGGGCGTTGAAAAGTAGGTTTTACGCCACTTTTTGTGGGTGGCCATGGCGCTGGCCACGGTGTTAAGTTTTTCGAAGTCCCTGATCCAGAAGTATTCGTCGACATAGACGTGGCCATGGTGGCCCTGGGCGGTGCTGCTGTTGGTGCTGAGGAAACGCAGTTCTGCCCAAGGCTTGCCGTCTTTGCTGAGCACGATCGGGTTGCCGGTCAGCTCCAGGCCAAACCATTCCTGGGCGAACGAGATAATGTAGCTGCGGAAAATCTCGGACTGGGCGCGGCTGGCCGACAGGAAAATTTGGTTGTCGCCGGTCAGCACGGCGTCCATGAACGCTTCGCCGGCGAAGTAATAGGTCAGGCCCACCTGGCGGCTTTTCAGGATGTCGCGGATTCGACAGGTCAGCGGGTTCTGTTTGGCGGCGAACAGCTCCTTCTGGTAGCCGTACATCTTGCTGATGAACTTGTCGAGAAAGTCCACCTCGGTCAGGCCGCTGACGTCGTTTTTAACCTTTTTCTCGCGCTTCTTTCCGCCCTTTTCGCCCCGATCGCCACGGTCACGTCGCTCGCCGCGTTGTCCTTCTCTGCGCTGGCCATCGTCCGCCGGCGGATCACTCGCCGGTGGCTGCGCGGGTTTTGCGCACTGCTTGGCCAGGCGCTCGCGCAGGGTGGTCAGTCGGTCGAGTTCGTCCAGTTCGCCTTTGGTCAGGGCTATCTGTTTTTCCAGCAGCAGGGTGATGCGTCGACTCACCGCGGTCAGCGGTTCCTCGTCCGACAGCATGTCGTCCCACCCACCCTGGCTGATCCAGTAATAGATGATCCGGATGTTGGGCAGGGAAAGTTGCGCCTGAATTTCACGCGGCTTGCAGCGGCGCAAATAAAGGCGTTTGGCGGCTTCTTTAAGTTCGGGGGCGTATGGCATAGGCCGCAGTCTATGCGGCGAAAACGCTGGAAACGCGGGGTTAAACTCCTCGTTTCTCCTCGATACTGGAAGCAGGAGTGGGGCAAAAGTTAACTGATTGTTGGACCGTCTACGGCTCCCTATCGTGGCGGCTCAAACCACCGATGAGCGCAGTCCTCCCCCATGCCACGCTCCCTTGTTTCTTACTGGAAAAGAGTCGCCACCAGCGGCCGCACCGCCGATGACCGCGAGATCCTGCCGCAGGAACTGCGTGATATCGCTGAGACCTATACGCCTTCCCGCTATACAGCGGTGATCTGGTGTGATCATGAGCGGTGGAACGGTTCCCACGGCACCGTATTCGCGGTACGCCTGGTGGAAGAAGGCGAAGGCCTGGAGCCTGGACAAGTTGCCCTGGAGGCCCAGCTCAAGCCGAACGATCGCCTGCTGTGGCTCAACGACCAAGGGCAAAAGCTCTTCACCAGCATCGAGATCACCCCGAACTTCGCCGGCACCAGCAAGGCTTATCTGACTGGCCTGGCGGTGACCGACGAGCCGGCCAGCCTGGGCACCCAGGAACTCTACTTTTCGAAGAAGACCAGCAAGGCCGCGTATTACGCCGCCTCCCTCGAGCTCGGTCCATTCCGCGATACCCAACCCCAGGGTGAGATCGGCAAGTTCACCGCCCTGCTTGCGGGCCTGTTCAAGTGCTTCGGTCTCGAAGAATCCCCCGCATCCCCGCAAACCCCAACCGAGAGCAAACCCCCAATGGATGAAGCTACAGCCAAGGCGCTGAAGGCACTGCTGGAGCAGCTATTGCTTGTTGCTGCAGGCATTCAAGCGGTGATCGAACCCGTCACTGATGAAGTTACGGATCCTATCGTTGACGAAGTCGCCAATGTTGAAACAGCGGTCCAAGACATCGTCGACCAGGCCGAAGCAGATCGTGAGTTCGCCCGAAACGGCAACACCGATAAGCGCCTGGCCAACATCGAGAAGCTGCTGAACAAGGCGTTTAACACCGTCAGCACTCGCCAGCTTCCACGCACCGTCGGCCCAACCGACAAAAACAAAGCGCGGGTGCTGTGATATGAGCCGCCAATCACTAAGCAACCGTGCTCTGAAACAGTACGCAGCCCTGCGCGAAGCGATCGCCGAGACCTACAGCGTCGACGTGACGCGTCAGTTCAACGTCGAGCCGAGCATTGCCCAGGAACTGAACGACAAGATCACTGAGCGCGCTGATTTTCTTGAGCGCATCAACGTCGTGCCGGTTACTGAAATCAAGGGCGAGAAGGTCATGTTCGGCGTGAATGGTCCTGTGACCAGTCGCACCAACACCAAGACTACTGACCGCGTGGCCAAAGACGTTTCCGATCTGAACGGTCTGGGTTACGAGCTGTTCTCTACCGAGTCGGACGTAGCGCTACCTTTCGCCAAGATCGACAGCTGGGCCAAATTCCCAGACTTCGCCGATCGCTATTCGGCGGCCGTCCAAAAGCAGATTGCTTTGGACCGCATCATGATCGGCTGGCATGGCGTTTCTGCCGCAGTGCAAACCGACCTGGTTGCTCACCCGATGCTGGAGGACGTCAACAAAGGCTGGCTTCAGCATGCACGCGAGCAGATCCCGGCTCAGGTGCTCAAACAAGGCGCAGTCGCTGGCAAGATCACCCTGGGCGAGGGTGGCGATTACGAAAACCTCGACGCCCTGGTGCACGACGTCAAGCAGATGATCGATCCAGTTTTCCGAGATGCGGGCGACTTGATCGCGATCATCGGCAGTGACCTGTTGGCCGCTGACAAGGCGAAGCTGTACTCCAAGCAGGCGGGCACGCCGACCGAGAAAGAGCGTATCGAGGGGGCGCAGGTCATCGCCACTTACGGCGGCTTGCCATCTTTCGTGGTGCCGCACTTCCCGACCAACGCCGTGGTGGTCACTAGCTGGGACAACCTGTCCATCTACTTCCAGGACAGCAGCTGGCGTCGCCACCTGATCGAGAACCCTAAGCGTTCCCAGGTCGAGGATTACAACGCCCGTAATGAAGGCTACGTGATCGAGCAGCTGGAGAAATTCGCCGCTGCTGAAAACGTGGAGCTCGACTGATGAGCCTGGCACTGGCGCATAAGCGCCGAACACTGGCCGAAGGGCCAGCCGCTGCCGGCGCCGGTGCCGAAGCGGTGGTGTATTCATCCGCCACAGCGCTGTCCAGTCCTGCCAACGGGAAGAAACACCTGAAGCTGATGGAAGACGCATTGGCTCAGGACCTGGAACGTATCGGCGCGATCAACAGTCGCGAACTGCGTCAGCAGCTCAAGCGTAACGAGCTGCTGCCCAAATACCTGGACTACGTGCAGCGCTACCGCGATTCCGGATTGAGTTTCCCGAACCTGGTGGTGATGCAAGTTCTGGTCTGGCTGTTCGACACCGCTCAGTTCGAAGCGGGCCTGGACCTGGCGAACTTCGCCATGTCGCAAGACCAGCAGCTACCTGAGCGCTTCAAGCGCGACGTGCCGACCTTCGTCGCTGATGAGGTGATCGACTGGGCTGAGGCTGAGTACAAGGCCAAGCGCAGTCCGGAACCGTACCTGTCCAACCTGCTGCCTTTGGTAGACGGTGAATGGCAGCTCTTTGAGCGCATTCCAGCCCGCTACCACAAGCAGATCGGGATTCTGGCCCTGGATCAGCGCGACTTTGCGAAAGCCATCACCCACTTCGAACGTGCGGAAGTGCTGTTCGAAAGCATCGGTGTAGGCACTCGCCTGGAAGGCGCTCGCAAGGCCTTGGCAAAAGAACAGGCTGAGAAAGCCTCCGAGTAACCGACTACCCCCCCCAGCGGGGAACTGTTGAAGTGAGTCAGCCATTTATGGCCGTCGACCCACTGCAAACAGTTTTCCCGCCCTATTCGAGCGGCCAGCAATGAGCTTTTCCGGGAAACCCACCACCTTTGTGGAACAGGCAATTGAGAACGACGGCTTCTGGCCGGACCTCTCCGTGTCCGAGTTCCAGAAGGGATACCGCCTGCCGGCGGAATACCTGGTCGAGCTGCTGGGCGCTGATCTGACCACGGCGATGATCGAGGTCAACACCGACCTAGCCAAACTCAAAGCTAGGTGGCAGGTCGCTGGTGTCACCAGCGTGGAATCTGCTGACCCTATGGTGCTGCCGGAGCGCACATTTCACACAGCGACGTACAAGCGCGCCGTGTACTGCCGCGCCAAGGCCAGTTTGTTGACCCAGTTCGCCACCGTGACCCGTCGCGAAAGCGCCGAGAACACCGGAAAGGAATTGCCCGAGCGCTCCGAGACCTTTCTCGCTTTCAGCCAGCAAGCCGTCCGATCGCTGCAGGGCCGTGGTCGCATCACGGCGGTGCTGCTGTGATCAAACTCCAAGCCCTCAGCAAGTACTTGATCGCGTGCCGCCTGGTGCCGTCCGAGCAGCTCGACAGCTGGACAGACCAGGTCGCTGTGGACCTGATCTGGAAGCCCGATCTCGACGGTTTGCACATGAGTGACATGCGTTACACCGCGACGATTGCACTGGAGCGCTTTGCTGATCACCCGGGGCGGCTGTTGGCTTTGGTGGGCAGTTGGCTGGAAAACAACGACCCAAGCCGCGACCGCGACGAACTGCCGGCGCCGAAGTTTGACATCAGCATGCTCGACAACGACCTGGCCGATGTAGACATCACCCTGGAGTTCAACGAACCACAGTACTTGGCCGAGGATCCAGCCGGCGAGATCGTGGCCTTTGAGAAGACCTGGGCGTTTGTCCCGTTCGATCTTTGGATTGCCGAGCACGGCGAGGTGGGCAGCAATGGCCGCTAATCCGCTCGACCTCGATGTCAGGGGGCTGCTCAGCGTTGACGCCCAACTGGCCCTGCTTGATCTGCCGCCGCAGTTGCGCCGCCGACTGCTGAACAACGTTACCAAGCGTGTGCGCTCGATGAGCCGTAAGCGCGTGCGTGAACAGCAGAACCTGGACGGTACCCCCTTCGCTGAGCGAAAGGGTTCGGCCAAGGGCAAAAAGAAGATGGAAGCCGGGTTGGCCAAGCTGCTGCAGGTCACCCGTGTCAGCTCCGACGAAGCGGAACTGGGCTGGAAAAACGCCCTGACTCGTTGGGTCGCATCACAGCAGCACAACGGAGCCAGTGAGCGACGTACCGCTGCACAAATGCGCCGTTGGAACAAAGTCCCGCCCGGTATCGCCTGCACGGAAAAACAGGCCAAGCGCTTGCGTCGTCTGGGCTTCCGCACCCGGCAGAAGGGCAAAAAAACACCAGCCAGGCCCTCGGTTGCGTGGATTCAAGAACATGTGAACTACGCCAAGGCCGGATTGCTGATCCGCATCCTGGACGACGAGAAAACCGAGAGTAGCGGCGCGCAGAGCTGGGACATCACGTTGCCAAAACGCCAGTTCCTCGGTGTGAGCAGCGGCAACGAGACCAGCGAGCTGGTTAACCAGGTCTTTCAACAAATCCTTAATTCACCCCGCTAGCGAGGCACTGCATGGCACTCGGCAAAGTCAGCGTTAACAATCTCAATCTGGGCCAGGGTGCCGTGACTGAGATCGAACGCTATTTCCTTTTCATCGGCGCCGGCGCAAAGAGCGTCGGCACGCTGATCCCCTTGAACACCGACAGCGACCTGGACAGCGCGCTGGGCATTCCCGCCAGTGACCTGAAAACCCAGATCACTGCCGCCAAATTGAACGGTGGCGATCGCTGGGCCTGCCTGGCGGCGCCGATCGCGGCGGATGGTGACTGGTCCGACGCACTGGAGATGGCACAGCAGCAGGGGTTTTCAGTCGAGGCGGTGGTGATCACCAAACCGGTCACGGCTGCAGCCCAGCTGTCGGCCATGCATGACGCGGCGATCGAGCTGAACAACGTCTATGGCCGTCGGGCTTTCGTGATGGCGGCGAGTGCCGGCATCACATTGCTGCAGACCTGGGACCAATACCTGATCGAGCAGCGGGCCATCACCACAGACCTGGCCGCGCCGCGTGTCCTCGTCGTGCCTCAGTTGCACGGCAATGACTTGGGCGTACTGGCCGGTCGCCTGGCGAATGCTGCCGTGAGCATTGCCGACAGCCCCATGCGTGTGGCGTCCGGCGCTCTGTTAGGCCTGGGTACCGTACCTGTCGACCTCGAGTCAGTGCCGCTGCCATCGGCGATCCGTGCCGAGCTGGACAAGGCGCGCTTCTCCGTGTCGCAGACCTATCCGGATTACCCGGGCGTGTTCTGGGGCGACGGCAACATGCTTGATGCCCCGGCGAGTGACTTCCAGATGGTCGAGTACTTGCGCCTGGCTGACAAAGCCGCCCGCCAGGTGCGCCCGCTACTGATTCGCCGCGTCGGTGATCGCCGACTCAACAACACCCCCAACAGCATGGCCGCTGCCATCAGTGCGTTTATGAAGCCACTGCGCCAGATGGCCAAGTCCGCCACGTTCGCCGGCCAGGTGTTCCCGGGCGAGATCGAGGCGCCCAAGGACGGCGACATCGTCCTGGTGTGGCTCAGCAAAACCAAGGTCGAGATGTACATCAAGATCCGACCGCTCAACTGCCCGAAAGACCTGACGGCCAACATCGCCCTCGACCTTTCCACCGACGATTCGGAGTAACCCCCTATGTCACGTATTGGCGGCAAGAACTTCGACGTGAACCTGGGCGATCTGCTCGTTCACGTTGAAAACTGCACCCTCGACGTCACGGACAACACCGCCGTGGCACAGAGCCGGGGCGTGCCTAACGGGCACGTCGACGGCGACGTTTCGGCCAGCGGTGAAATGGAATTCGACACCAGCAACTTCAACCTGCTGATCGAAGCGGCACGCTCTGCCGGCAGCTTCCGCGAACTCGAACCGTTCGACGTGGTGTTCTTCGCCAAGGCCGGCGACGAGGAACTGCGTGTCGAGGCGTTCGCCTGCAAATTGCGGGTCTCCAGCCTGCTCAGCGTTGACCAGAAAGGCGGTGAAAAATCCAAGCACAAGGTGCCGTTTGACGTCACCAGCCCGGACTTTATCCGCATCAACGGCGTGCCGTACTTGGCCGCTGCAGAGATCGAGGGCTTGAGCTGATGTCTTGCCCGTTCGATCGCGCCCAGGCAACGGAGCAACGCCAACGCGACCAGGCGATTGCCGCCCAGTTGGCCCAGCCGCGCCCGATCGGGCCAAGCCGTAGCGAATGCCTGGACTGTGACGGCGAGATCCCAAAAACGCGCCAGGCGCTCGGCGGGATCTTTCGTTGCGTGCCATGCCAGTCAATTTTTGAGAAAGAGGTTCGCCGATGAGCACGAATCAGGCTGCTCAGGACACCGCCATTGCATTCGTAAAGGCGTCACCGGCAATCGGCGTAGCCGCTACTGGTGCGACAGGTGCCGTCGACTGGTCGTCGGTCGCCTACATGCTGACCGCGCTCTACATGGTGCTGCAGATTTTGCTGTTGGCCCCCAAGTACCGGCAGATGCTGCGCGACTGGAAGGGCAAGCTATGAACCTGCGCAGCAAGATCGCCACCGGCGCCATTGTCCTGGCCAGCGCCTCTTTGGCCGGCTTTCTGGGCAAGTGGGAAGGCGACGGTCAAAACGTCGTGTACCCCGACAAGCTGGCCCGTGGTCTGCCTACGGTGTGCAAGGGCATCACCCGCCACACCAGCCCATACCCCGTGGTCGTCGGTGACTACTGGTCACAGGCCCGCTGTGCTGAGGTGGAGCAGCTGGTGGTCGAGAAAGGACAGCTCGCCCTGGCCGATTGCCTGACTAACCCAAAAATCGGCCAGAACACTTTTGACGCTCTGAGCAGCCATGGCCACAACTTCGGCGTGCCAAGTACCTGCGCCAGTCGAGCGGTGGGCCTGATCAATTCCGGGCGCATCGCGGACGGTTGCAAGGCGTTGGCCTGGGCCCCGGATGGCAAAACACCGGTGTGGGCATTCGTTACCGACGCCCAGGGCCGCAAACAGTTCGTTCGCGGGCTGCACGCACGGCGTGTGGCAGAAGCGGAGCTGTGCACTCGATGACCATTCCGCCACTGCGCCTTGCCCTGTTTCTCCTGTTGTCCGCGCTGTTGGTGTGGGCGGCCTTTGACCAGGTGATCGACCAACTCGGTACCGCTGAACGCGAACGTGACAGCGCCCAGGGCGAGGTGGCAGGCCTGCGCGAAGCAGCCCGTATCAGCGGCGAAATGCTGGCCGATCGCGACGAGAACGACCGCACCCGTACCCAGGAGCTGAACCATGCCCTTTCTGAAAACAATGACCTGCGCCGCGATGTTGTCGATGGTCGTAAGCGGCTGCGCCTCGCTGCCACCTGCAGCACCCCAAAGCCCGACCAGACCGGCGCCGGCGGCGTGGATGATGCAGGAACCGCCGAACTCACAGCAGACGCTCGATCGGATTATTTCACCCTCCGAGATCAACTCGCCCTGAGTCGCGAAATGATTCTGGGCCTGCAAGACCACGTCCGCAGGGTCTGCCTGCGTTAACCGTTACCTCAACCCTGAATGGATAAACACGATGAGCGATAAACGCGAAATCACCCTGACCGTAGGCGAAAAAGAATTCACCTTCGCCGTTACCCCGCAGGACGTGACCAAGTACTTCAACGGCATGACCGCCAACAACAAGGTGGCGCCGACTCACAATCTGCTGAGCAACACCGTGCAGGCTGACCAGCGCGCTGATCTGCGCACGCTGATGCTCAATCCGGTGATGACCATGCAACTCGCGGGTGCGCTGCTCGAGGAGTACGCCCCGGACGTTGAGATCATCGTAAAAAAGCACTCGAGCACGCTGAGCGCCTGAGCGAGTACGGACTGAGCCAGCTGTTGGCTCTGACCAGTCGCTGGATGCCCGGGGCTGAACCCTCGATCGAGAACATGGGCACGGCCAAGTGGCTGGAAGACGAACACTGGAAACGCATGGAAATCGCGGTGGCCAACGGCATCGCTCATGCACTGAACGGGTAACGACACATGGCAGATCGCAGCGCCCGCCTGGCCTTTATCTTGAGCCTGACCGACAAGATCACCGCGCCGTTAGGCAAGGTTAAAACCAGCTTTTCGGACTTGGCAGAGCAAGGTCAAAACAACATCAAGACCATGGGCCTTGGGCTCGCGGGCATGGTGGGCGCGGGTGTTGCGATTAGCCAATCCCTGGAACCGGCGCTGGAGATGAACCGCGCCCTGGGCGAAGTCCGTTCACTGGGCGTAGCTGAGGACGCGCTGACCGCACTGAATCAAAAGGCTTTGGAGTTTTCCGTGGCCTACGGTGAAAACGCCCGGGACTTTGTGGCCTCGGCGTACAGCATCGAGGGCGCTATCAAGGGCCTGACCGGCTCACAGCTGGCCACCTTTACCAACACCAGCAATTTGTTGGCCAAGGCGACCAAATCCGACGCCGAGACCATGGGGGCCTACGTTGGCACCATGTACAACCTGTTCAAGACCTCAGCCGATGCCATGGGCAAAAGCGAATGGGTCGAGAAACTGGGTGGCCAGACGGCGTTGGCGGCTCAGTTGTTCCGCACGGACGGCGCACAGCTCAAGGATGCTTTCAAGGAAGTCGGCCAGATCGCCAATACGGCCGGCGTTGACCTGGCCGAACAGTTCGCGGTGATCGGCTCATTGAGCAGCACCATGGAAGGTGGCGACGCCGGTGGTCTGTACAAATCATTTTTCGAGAATATCGGCGCGGCGTCCGACAAGCTCAAGATCAAATTCACTGACCAGAACGGCCAACTGATGCCGATGGCCGACATTTTGGCCAAGCTCGAGGGCAAGTTCGGCGACCTGAACAGCGCCGCAGCCGGCACCAAGCTGACCGAGGCCTTCGGCGGCGAAGGTGCGCGGGTCATCACCGCCTTGGCCAAAGATACCGACCGCTTCAAAAACAGCCTGGATAAGCTGGGCAAAGTCCGAGGTCTTGAGGACGCCGCGAACATGGCCAAGGCCATGGTAGATCCGTGGCAACAGTTTGCAGCTGCCGTCGAGGCACTGCGCATTGCGTTCGGTCAGGCACTGATTCCGATCCTGACGCCTTTAATGGACCGCCTGAGCGCCGTCGCCGGCACGCTGACACGTTGGACTCAGTTGTTCCCCAACATCACCCGTGTGATTGGCATCGTGGTGCTGACGATCCTGGGGCTGACGGCGGCGATGGCAGCACTGACGTTTGTGGTCGGGATGAGCAAGATGGTGTGGCTGTCCTTGGTAGTGATCTGGAAGGTGCTCATCTGGACCGGCTGGAAAAGCATTGCCATGTTCTTGTACCACGCACTGATGGTCACCGCTTTTGTTGCCGGTTTGATCCTGATGGTGGCGTGGATGGGGTTGGTAAAGGTCGCCATGCTGCTCTGGCAGGGCGCGATTTGGCTGGTCAACGCCGCCATGTATGCCAACCCGGTGGGGCTTATCATCGCTGGCATTGTCGCCCTGGTCGCGATCGTCGGCGCCGCGATCTATTACTGGGACGACTTGACCAGTGCACTGATGAACACGGCCGCGTTCAAGTGGGTCAGTGACCAGCTTTCCGCGCTGTCGGACTGGTTCGGCTCCATGGGCGGCTGGTCAGGTATGGCCAAGGCTGCCTGGGACGGCATCGTCGCGATCTTTAACAAGGCCATCAATGGCCTGATCGAGATGTTGAACAAGATCCCCGGCGTGAACATCGAAACGAGTCTCGGCGCCATGCCGGAGATCCCGTGGGCCACTGCCGCCATGAGTGCCGGCGAGCAGGCCGAGCGCTCGCAGAAAGTCCGGCAGACCATCAACGCGGCAATCCCGAGCTTTTCCCCATCACGCGCCTCGGCTGTGCCCCCTGGTGGGCTGTTGACCAGCATTCAGAACACCAGCAACCAGAACAAAGGCAACCACGTGGAGAAGGTCGAGATCCACACAGCCAAGCCAATGACCCCGCTGGAGATGGAAAACATGATGGCCATGGCGGTGGGAGGATGAGTCTCTACATCGATCTGCTGATCACCGATAACGACCTGACCCTGGACCCCTCGAACCAGCCTCTGCTGGTTGAGGATAGAGCCAGTATCGCCCAGGACATCGGTCACATGATCCGCGAAAGCGGGTTGTTGGTGACGCTGGTGGCCGAGCGCGATCGCTTCCGTCGAGCGGACTGCATTCAGCAACTGGAGTTGCTGGTGGAAGCTGACGTGCGCCTGGTACCGGGCACAGTCCAAATCACTGAAGAGGAAAAAGGGCGGTACTTGTTAGCGGCCAAAACCGTTGAATTTGGATCTGTCGAGGTAGTGCTGTGAGTGACGTAGATTTCAAAAAGGCGTTGAGTGACGCCGGCATTCCGACCACCGAGGCCAAGCTGCGGGCTGCCTGGGAACTTGAAGTCGTAGCCCAAGGCAGCAAGTTGAGCAACACCAGTGCCTGGTCGCCGTTTTGGCGGGTGATTACCGCGCTGGTGACCAAGCCTGTCATGTGGCTGATCGACTTTATCGCCGGCACGGTGTTGCCGAACTTCTTCGTTAAGACCTCAACCGGCGCCTGGTTGGATATGTTGGCCTGGGCGGTGAACGTCACCCGCAAGCCTGCGACCAAAGCCGAAGGGCTGCTGCTTTTCACCAGGAGCGCGCTGGCCGGCTTGCTGGAAATTCCCGCCGGTACCCGCGTGCAGTCGATTGCGATCAACGGCAACGTGTACGAATTAGTGACAGTGGCAGCGGCCAGCTTCGCCGATGGCGAATCGCAGATCCGGGTATTGGCCCAGGCCAAGCAGGCGGGCAGCGGATTCAATCTCGCACCAGGTTACTTTTCCATTCTGCCCGAACCCGTGCCCGGGGTTGTCCAGGTGGTGAATGCTGACAGCTGGCTGACTCAGCCAGGCGCTGACACTGAGCCGGACGACGAGTTGCGCCTGCGCACGCGCAATCAGTTCTCGGCGGTGAACCAATGGCACACCGACGCGGTTTACCGCGCCATGATTTCCGTCTTCCCGGGCGTGCAACCTGATGGCGTTTACTTTGAGCACAATGCGCCCCGGGGCCCCGGCAGTGCCAACGCTTTTGTGTTGTTCGAAGCCGACTCGCCTGCGGACACCTTTCTGGCCGAGATCAACAGCTATATCCGTGACCAGGGCAACCATGGCCATGGTGACGACCTGCTGGTATTGGAGATGCCCGCCACGTTGCACGCTGTCCGGGTGGTGGTCTGGCCAAAGGCGGAAGTCGGCGCCGAGCGCTGGCCAGCACTGAAATCTGACATCGAGCTGTTTATCCGTGCAGCCTTCCGCGAGAGCACGGCCAGCGACTACCAGCCGACGCTGACCCATCCGCAGTCGCGCTTTTCTTTCAGCCGCCTGGGCGAGGAACTGCATCAACAATTCACCGGTATCGAGTCGCTGGACTTCGACAACGTCGACATTCTTTCAGAGCTGACCATTCCGCGCCTGTCCGGGGTTGAGGTGGAGCTGAATGCTTAAGTTGAGCCTGCCTTTTTGGCTGGACGGCCCGGAGCTGGCCAAGCTCAAAGCCGCCGCGCAAGCCTGGTGGGGCAAGGTCGAGAAATGGCTGAACTGGCCGCTGCTGCAGATGGACGCCGAGACCTGCCACCTGAGCGTGCTCGATCTGCTGGCTTGGCAGCGTGACATTCAGCGCTTCCATGGTGAGCCCGAAAAGCTGTATCGCCTGCGGGTCAAATACGCCTTTATCAATGCCGTGGACGCGGGCAGCACCGCAGGCATGGTCCGCATTTTCGAACGTCTGGGCGTCGGGTATGTAGAGATCCAGGAACGCCTGCCGGACCTCGATTGGGACGTGGTGCTGCTGCATCTATCCGACACCCAACTGAGTGAAAACCCGGTGTTGCTGCGAGTGCTGATGCAGCAATACGGCCGCACCTGCCGAAGGTACGACTTCGTAACCATCACTCCAGTGAAATTGAACATCGGCGTGGCTGACTTCAACGATGACCAACAGACCTTGATCGCCACGCTGGACGACAGCGCAAACCGCCTGGTCGTGATCAACGAGCTCGCATTTCTCACCTTTTTGAACCCACTTTAGGAGCCCCCATGGGAGCTAGCATTACCCTTGCCGGCGAGAGTCTTATTGCCCAAAAGCAAGGTGCTGGAGAGAAGCTTGAGATTGCTCGCTTCGTTCTGGCCCTTGTACCTGGTCTGGATCCGAACGCCCCAGTCGATCGCGCAGCTGGCAAGCCGCCTGCAGCTCAAATCGTCTTCACTAAAGTCTACGACCGCAAAGGGTACGTCAGCCCCAATCAGGTGATCTACAGCCTGATGGTGGGTTCAGACGTCGGCGATTGGGATTTCAACTGGATTGGCCTGGAAGCCGCCGGCGGTGAATTGTTGGCCGTCGCGACCGTGCCGGTGCAACAGAAGCGAAAGAACATTCCGCCGCTGCAGATCGGCAACAACGTTACCCGCAACTTCCTGGTGGAGTTCAACGGTGCCCAGGCGCTGACGGGGATCACCGTCGACGCCAGTACCTGGCAGCACGACTTCACGGTGCGGCTGAACGGCATCGATCAACGCGAGCGGCTGAGCAACCGTGACGTGTTTGGCCGTGTCTGCTTCTTGGCCGACAGCCTACAGATGGAACGCAGTTTTGGTCTGTACCAGCTAAAAGCGGGTATTGCCTACGTTGAAGGGATCCGTGTCGATCTGGTGGAGCCCGTTCACGCGCAACTGCCAGCGTTACCCGTCAAAGCCTGGCTTGACGTTGCATTGGCCAGGGAAGCCAACGAGGTGATCGCCACATGGAAAGTGGTCTTTGGCGAGGCTAAAGCGGACTACGTCGACAGCAACGGAACAGCCCACTACGTGGTGGCGTTGGCTAGCGTTGCGGTATCGGGAGAGATCACCGATCTGCGCGTAAGCGAGCCCATCTCTGGCGCCCTGGTCCAACAGTATGCGTTGCGCAATGGCGACTACATGCACCTGCGCGCCAGGGGTACCAAGAAAGAAGACGTCGGCCTCAGTGAGCTGCCCAACGCCAAAAGCGACGACCCAGGCACTAACAGCAGTGAGATTCTGGCCACGACCAAGGCGCTCAAAGCGTTGCAAGAGCTTATCGCTGACGAAGCAGTCGGGGAAATTTTCACGGTTGCGATGAACACACCTCCGACCAGGTCGTTGCGCGCCAATGGCGATGCGGTATCCCGTACGGTTTATGCCAAGTTGTTCGCCAAGATCGGTACCACTTACGGCGCTGGTGATGGCGTCAACACTTTCAATCTGCCTGACCCGCGAGGACTTCATCCTCGTTTTCTGGATGATGGCCGAGGCATAGATGTCGAGCGTGTTCTGGGTAGCTACCAGGCGGACGATATACGCAGCCACAGCCACACCGGCAGTTCTACCAGCGCTGGCAGCCATACACACACTGCTTCAAGTGACACTCAGGGCGCACATACCCACAACGTCCACTATGGCAACGTCACTCCGGATGGATCTGACCTTGGCACTCCCGGCGAGCCACGAAATCCGATTAACGGAACCGAGCCCCCTACTGTTGCAACAGCCACCACTACGGCCGGCGATCACGCGCACAACATCACCATAAATTCCGGAGGCGCCCACACGCACGCTATCACCATCACCTCCACGGGTGGCACAGAAACACGCTCGAAAAACATCGCCTTCCTTGCGTGCATCAGGTGCTGAGACTGCCATGAACATCAATATGACCTGGGCACCCATCACCCTGCGCTGGCCGGAGCAGTCCACCCAGTGGCTGAGTGACCTCGATGTTGCCAAGGGCTTGGCTGGCGGCGAGCTGACCAGCACTGGGCTGCGCCTTGAAAGTCTGGCTGACTTGGCCACTACATCACCGGGCCCAGTCGGCGCCGCTGCAGAAGCCGCGGTGGCTGCTGGCCGTGCAGGTCTGGCTGATGCCCTGGGCGAAGTGCCGGCCTGCCTGGTGGTGAGCCCGTTTCAAAGTGGAGTGGGGCGGGGGCGCGGTTATCAGCGTTACCTGTCGGCGCCGAATTTGCTGCAGCAGCTGGGCGAGAAGCTGGAAGACAGCGGCGACGACAGCCGTCCGGCAGGCTCGCAATACGCCCTGGTGGTGATGTTCCTGGGTACGCGGTACGACAAGTTCGCCGCGACCTTGGCCCGGTTCAATGCGGTGCTGCCCATGCCCGACCTGCAGCGTGCCGAACGCCGGGCGAAAAACCTGTTCGCGCTCGATGCTGAAAAGTGGGAACTGCCCACCGCCGGCACACTGCCGCGCTGGGGAGCGTTGCCGCTGGAGCGTTGCACCGTGACCAAGGCCGCCACCCAGGCTCTGAACAGCCAGCTGTCGGCACTGGAGAGCTACGCGGACAGCTCGCCGATGGCAGACCTGGCCAAGATGGCCACCCGCAAAGCCAGCCAGGCACAGGCGCAGGCGCAAAAACTGGCCGACCTTAAATCGATATTCGCCGGCGGCGCCGCTGACAAAAGCATGCGCGCGCGGCTCATAGGCCCTGGCAATGCCGCCGAGTTGCGCCGCCAGCTGCTGCAGGGCGATGCACCGGGTCATGAGTGGGGCCTGTCCGCTGGGGTGCTGCTGGTTGGCTCCCTGAAAGGGCTGAGCTTTGTCCGCGAGCTGGTGGGCCTATGACTTTATTGCTCGATGGCGAACAGGTGCGCGGCAAAAACATCAAGGTTACGGCAAACCTGCGGATCGAAAGCGACGATCTTTCCGGCCAGACCAGCAACACCGACTCCGCGCACAAAGGATTCAAGCCCAAGACCCTGGCGGTCACCCTGCAGATTCCATTCATCGACAGCGCATTTTTGCGCAACTTGATGCGCCTGGCGGAAGCGACCGGCAACGGTGGCCAACTCAAAACCTACCGGGTGGTCAACGACACCGCGTCCGCGTTTGGCGTGCGTCAGGTGCAGTTCACTGACGGCGTCAGCGCCCGGGAAGACGACACAGTTCGGGCCTGGCTTGTTCAATTCACGCTGTCGGAAAAGCTCTCTAACCCCGAGCGGGTCGAGACTCGACGCGCCGGTAATGGTGTGACCCAGCAAGGTGCCCCGGGGCAGTCCGTGACTGCACCAGGTACTGGCGAAAACGGCGCGGCAGGCCAGGAGTTGACCGGCTTCGAAGCCACCCTGAAAAATCTGGATAACTACCTGGGCGGTGTGCTGTGAGCATGAAACTGCACAAGGTGCTGACCATTGGCGGGGTGGTGTATCCCTTGGTCAGCGATGACGTTCGCCTTGAACTGCGCACCCCGGGCCGCGCCACGCTGACCATCCAGGCAGCGGCGCCGGTGAAGGGGCTGGTCACGCTCGACATCGGCTACAACGACAGTCCGCTGCAGCGCCACTTTATTGGCTACGTCGAGCGTTGCACCTCGTCCAACGCGATCGAGCAGGTGCTGTTCTGCCGTGAACTGGCGTCGATCCTGGCCAACCCGTTGCCGCTCAACCTGCGCCATGCCGACCTGAGCACGGTACTGGCCGAGATCAACCAGAAAACCGGGCTCAGCTTTCGTGTCCCGGACAAGGCCTATGCCAAGGTCAAAGCCCCGTTTTTTTACAACCTGGCCGCCGGCTACCAGGCCATGGACAGCTTGCCCCGGGTTTTCGGCATCACTGACTTTATGTGGCAGCAGCAGGGCGACGGCGAAGTGTTTGTGGGCAGTTGGGCCGACAGCTTCTTCGGTACCCGAACGCCGCTGCCGCTGCCGGTCGAGCTGTTCAACAACTACCAAAACAACCAGAGCGCGATGATCGCGGCCCTTCCCGGGTTGCGACCAGGTGCATCCATCAACCAAGGCGAGCGCATCACCCATGTGACGCTCACCGGCAACCAAATGGCGATCCGATGGAAGACGCAATCCGCCGCAGTGTAGAGCGGCAGTTCCCCGAACTCACCGGCGGTTATCACCTGCCGCGCTTTGCCCGGGTCGTGGGTGTGGCTGATGCCCCGGCCAGCGCCGGCATCTGCGACGACTTCCGACCGCGTTTTGCGGTGGACCTCGAACTACTAGGCCCGGATGACGAGCCTGATCCTGAGCTGCCAATGCTGGCCGGCGTACCGCTGCCCATGTCCGTGGGGGGCGACGAGATGGGGTTCTTGGGTTTTCCCGAGGAAGGCACCCGGGTTGTCGTGTGCTTTGCCTATGGCCTGCCGAGCAAGCCCTACGTGCAGACGATCCTGCCACATGGCTTGAGTCTGCCCAAGGTGCCCAAGGGTGACCTTGTGTGGCAGCACAGCGAAGACGCACAGCAACGCGTCGACGCAGACGGCAACTGGCTGCGCCAGACCGAAGGGCGGATTCGTGACAAATCGATTGAGCGGGATGTTGAAAGCTTGACCAACGCCGAACGCCACCAGAGCAGCACTGTTGAGGTTGAAGACCATTCGACGGAGTCCGTCGGGGGCATCAAGACCATCGAAGCGATCGGCGCGCTCAAGTTGCTGTCGGGCGGATCTGCGAGTCTGGCCGCCCTGGACGATCTGCACCTGGCCAGTGGCCGCGACCTTAACCAGGTCGTGGGTCAGAAACTCAACCTGACCGTGGGCGGCGAAATGCTGGAGCGAATCATTGGCGCTCGCCGCAGCTTGGCACATCAGACTTGGTTGGGTTCCGAGGGGGTGAATGTGCTGCAGATCCTGTGTGACCTGCTCGACCTGGTGCAAGAGATGAACGTGCAGCTGGCCAGCCACACCCATGTGCCTGGACCCGCACCAAGCCCAACCGATGCCACTGGATTCACTGCGAAGGCCGCCCAGGCATTGGCGCTGGCCGCGCAGTTGAAGCCCATCACCGCTTAATCAAAGGAATTCAAAGTGGAATTAAAGAACTTCTTTTCCCTGGACGATCAGGGGAACACTTTACCTGAGGCAACTTGTTATCTGTATATACGCGGTACAGAGACACTTGCGGAGGGTTTGCAGAAAGCAAACGGATTATCTCTCTCGAACCCTTTTGCCTCCGATCAGCAAGGCCTGATTCAGTTTGCTGTGCCTAATGGGATTTACGATTTACGGGTGGTGAAGGGTAGTCGAGATTATCGCCTTAGTGTGCAATGTCATGATGTGGATGATGCCCTTAAGTGGGGGTTAACCAAGTTAACAAGTTCAATTCAAAGCGTCGGCGATGCGCTCAACCATTTTGAAATTCCTTTGTGGGGATTCGCAAAGCTTGCGGTGGGATATATTGCCGGCGGTGATCCGGCAACGTGGAATTGGTCGCCGGCTATAGCTGCGGCTGATGCTGTATTAGACACTATGTCTACTAATGGTGGTTGTATTGTTGCAAAGTCTGGCACATACGGCATCGGGTCGCAGGCAACCATTAAGGGTTTTGGGAAGACACTTAAAGGACACGGTGGTCGGGCGGTGGACTTTAACGCACTGCCCGGTTATATGGGCGATATGATTGTATTCCTCGGCTCCAGCTACTGCCGCGCCCAGGACTTCAATATACGCGGCAACGGTGGGCCTGATCAGCGTTGCCTGTACTTCCCATTTCGAACGGATTCAGGAATAACTCAACAAAATAAAATCAACAATATACAAACTGAAAATTGTGCAGTCGGTATTCTTTTGGAAAACCCAGTTCACTGCACCGTTACTGATGTTAGAACTACGCGTGATTGCACGCTTTTCGGTTTGCATTCGCAATTTGTCGCAGGTGTTGGAGTTGGTCAGGGCGGGACTAACTTGCGACTAATTGGTGGATGGTTTCAGGCCCACGCGGAGACTGGTACGTCTTGCCGAGTTAACTCAAACCTATCCTTTACCTCAATAGGTTCACAGTTTGAGCATGGCAGGTTTGGGCTTGTGCTACGGGCGTGTGCCGGCGCTACAGTGGACAGCCCTCTTATCGAAGACTGTGGCTTGCCCATGTCACTGCAGGGCTGTACAAATCTAACTGTAATATCCCCAACTTTAGACTCGGGAACATCGCCAGACCTCGGCATAGCCATTCAACCACTTATCGATATCGATGGTGGTAAAGGGATCAAGATTTTCGGAATCACCTCAATCGCCGATAATAAGGATTACATTGATTACTTGGTGCGCTTCTCAAAAGCTGCTTACGGGACATACCCGGATAACGTACTGATCGACGAATATCAGAGCGAGGGTGGGAAGGGTCTACTAGGCGCTGAAAACGTACCGAGGCTCCGGATAGTTAAAGACGGCGTTATGACTATGCAAGGCATAACCATACAAAAAGCACGATTACAGTTACCCATACTTACCGCGCCGCCCTCTAATCCTGCAGTTGGTGAGGACTTCAATTGCGATGGAGCGTTGTGGAACCCTGTTGGTGTGCGGGCTCGCGTGACCTACAGTGGCGGTGGCGTATATACGCTGTTCAAAGCCTTCTAATATAATTTAAGGATGCATTAAATATGGCCATCTCAATGGATGCGAAATATCGCGGAATTTCTATACCTGGTGCGTACATTTCTATTGCGCCACGCTCTATCTCTTTAGGCAAAGAAGAAGTTGCGTTCAGCGTCATGTATCGAGTGGATTGCAATGAGGAGCCATTTGACTCTAAAAGCTATACGGCTCCATATAGTCTTGAAGGGGCTAATCCTTATATTCAGGCTTATGAGTATTTGAAGTTGCAGCCTGAGTTTTTAGGTTGTGTTGATTGCTGATAGCAATTCGGACTCGCTAATTGCGGGGCATCCCTATGTTCAACAGTGAGCTAAATGCTCTGGTGGTTTATGCAACTCTATCGTGTGCAATACACCGAAAAAATCGCCAGCGGATTCGGCGGTACAGCCCAAGGCCCGTTCATCAAAATTTTGTCTAAATACAAAGATGATGTGGGTTTGCTTGAGCACGAAAAAACGCATGTGCGGCAGTGGTATGCCGTGCTTGGCATTGGGTTGTTGCTCTGCACGCTGCTGATGCTGTTTGTCTCTACTGCCCTCTGGCCGCTGTATGGGTTGGCACCATTCAGTCATCAGCTGCTGTACAAGTTTGTTCGGCCGTATCGGCGCTGGTGTGAGGTGAAGGCCTACCGCAAACAGATCGCTGTCGGCGGCTACACCAGCAATGAGTTTGCAGTAACCGCCATGGTCGAGAAATATGACTTGGGTTTGTCTGTCGATAAGGCAAGAGCGCTGCTGATCGACTGAGAGCTATGACCTCAAGCCAGCCCGCCATGCGCGGGCTTTTTTATGCCCGAGGGAAAATGCAGAAGGCCCACACATGGTGGGCCCTCTATTTATAATTATTGTGACCAGTATCGTCGCCCTCTAATTATACGCCTTGATATTGAGTTTTGGGAGTAGTGTCGTGATAGGCGTCGTAAATATATTTCCCCTGGTGCGTGCGCCAATCTGGGATGGATCTGGCTGCAGGGGAGGGTAGTCGCACCAGATGCACCAAGTTCTCACGTGGTTAGGTGGTGGGGGTAGGGGCTGTCTGAAAAATTCGTCGCGACAATAAAAAATTCAAAGGAAAAGCACTTATCCCCCTCCCGCCGACGGGCCTTGTGTCCTTTTTTTGTGCAAATGCGGATGTAGCGCAAACGATCCTGCAGCCCAGGCGGGGCGTGGGGCTCTGCAAGCGATCGGTATTTGCACAGAATGCAAAGTTTTTCAGAGAAATGCAGCGCGGTTGCACTGCGGAGCGCAGCGCGGTCAGCGACGGGGTGGCGGCCAAGTGCCCGGATTCATTGGGCGAAAAATTGTATAAACCGGTTTCCGTGTGTTTTCAAAAACGCGCACGATCTTTTTGGGGTGGATGTTGGTGATGAGCGGGGTGAGGCTGAATTCCCTGTAAGCCACGACTGGCGCGTTCTGCAGATGATTGTGTGGATTTCACAGAACTGCACACGGTTGACGATCAGATTAACCACTGTCTGGGCAATCCAGCCTAGGCCCGTATGAAAAGTCCGTTAGCCCTTCTCAATGAGGTAAATGCCGTCCCAAAAATGCACCTTGTGTACCAAAAAGCGACCATTTACTGAAAGTTTTAGATATCTTGGAAACCCCGATCAGTTTTTCTCGTATACAAACTAGGATCTTTCCCGCATCGCATGGATAGATAAATGGTTCGTGATTGGGAAATTTCAACTTGCCGCCGCCGTGCGGCAAGTTGACCGGAGCATCCTAGACTGCAGTGATTTTTGATTTATTTTATATAAAGACGATTAGTATATTTATCGACGCTTTCTGTTTCGCTGCTAGACAATTGTATGGCCTTATAATCGGACAAGCCAATTGGATGTAACGAGTATTGAGCTTGAAAAAGTAGCCGGCGCTTATTGGATGGCAACTGGCCTTTATGCAATCCAAATGTGTTTTCAAGAAACGCTGTTCCCTTACTCCCCATGAAATACTTTATGCCGTCATCTCCAAACTCGCTTTTAATCTCTGTATCGGAATACCTGCGGATTTTTCGGTAGCCCATGTGTCTGTGGCTTTGAGGAACAAATGCATGCGGGCCGGACTCTTCATCAACATCTGTAAGATAAATAAATAGCTTTATGAATCTCAAATCATCAACGTCCCGATGGAAATTTTCGGCCTCCTGCGGTGTGGAGTGTCCTGGGTAGGACCACCAGACGCTGACGTTGGAAAGAGTTGCCTTAGCTCCTAAAATTCCTTCAACAATACTTAGTGTTTTTTCGTTATTTATCCATTTAAGAGCATGTGGAGACCGCAAAATATCTTCGGAAGAAAAAGAAGCGGTGTGGCAACTTGCTGGCGGATGCGTCGGGTTAAAATATCCTGCTGCTGCATTATAGCGATCAATTGTTAACTTCGTGGAAAACCAATCCACCATCTGCTCTAACTCATGTGGGGGGATAAGGTTTTCCAGCATGACATAGCCATTGACTCGCAATGCCTCTATATCTTGTTTGCATGCCCCAACAGATCGGTTGCTGCTCGGCAGTCTTTTGCACGCAATATTTGAAGCCACTTCTCTATGCAGTGGATTGGTTAGTAGGCGCTGGCTGAAAAAACCCAGACGCTTCAAAGGGTATACCCGGGATATGATTTTTTGAATAATATTTTTTGCCATGCTCACCGCTCCTTGGATGTTGGAAACTTACGTATGACATTTAGATTTGGTTCACCCTTTTCAGGCTGGGAGCGAGACTGCATCAAAAAATCAAGTTTTTCAAGGTTTTGCAAGGTTTGGCGCGGAAAGTGCTGATCAGGATTTCCATGGCCACGAAAATTTTCAGTAAATGGTCGTTTTTTGGCCCGTCAGGCGCGTTTTGGGGGGCAGCATTTACCTCATTGCGAATGGCCCAACCGACTTTTCCTGCACGCTCGAGTTTAAAAAGCCATCTTGTGATAATGATTCTCAGTTGAAGGGGGTGAGGAAAAAAAGCGATATTAGCGATACGGTGGTTCATATGTGCCTTGAGGCCACGGTTTTACTGGACCCTCGGTATTACAAGCAAAGGTAATATGAAGCGATATGAAAAGTAATATTTCTGTCAAACCCCCGGTTTCATTGGGGTTTAAAGAATAGAGATATAGCTTTATAGAAAGGTAATACTATCGCCTTTCTATCGCTCAAATATCGCCTTTTACTGGAATCGCTGAAAGCCTTGTTCTACAAGGGCTGTAGCCGTTTTATGAAAGGGATATTACTGATATTACTATTTTTCAGGACACCCACGGATTTTAGAAAATGGCTCCTAGTAGGGGGGGCGTGCTGGATGGCGAGCGTCTGTGTGAGCGTGCGTCGCCGCTGCAAGCATTCATGCTCACGTGCTGGCCAGTAAGAGGGATTTTAGGATGGCGGGGAAAGCAGACTGGTACGAAACTGGTACAGAGGAAAATTGAATAGGGCTGTAGCCCTTTGTTTTAAAGGGTGTAGCGAGTCAGTCCGTACCATCCATCATAGGCGCCACACTAAAGCGCCTGGACACCGCAGACCCTTTGTTTACGGGGTTTGTAGCTGATTTTTCTACCATTTTGCTCTACGTGTTTAAGGCGTGTTTTAGGGGGTAAAAGGGCGTTTTTTAGGGTGGGTGGTAATAAAATGTACCACCTGAAAACTGACGTGTACCACTTTTACTATGGTTACGATCAGATCCAGAAAACTCGCCGACGGCACGGTACGTTATACCGCGCAGATCCGTGTGAAGTGTGAAGGGGCGCAAGTGTATCAAGAGAGCCAGATTTTCGCCCAAAAACAGACAGCCCAAGCCCGGCGCCATCGAGCGGGCCAATCGCGTTGGGGCGATGGTCAAGGTAATGATCGACCGCGACGTGCTTGAAATGGCCAGGGTCGCTACTTGGGCAGCACCAAACAGTCAGCCAGACGCTGGTGGAATAAGGGCTCAGGGGGGCTGGCTGAATAGAACACTCGGGGCATCATCCGGGCAAAAGCCGAACGCCCCAGTATGGGCGCATTTACGCAACGCTATAGGGGCCACAGGTTAGTGATTCAGATTTTTTTCTCTTGTCTTATTCCGGCATAAGACCAGCCCAAGAAGAAGCAAATGACGATGGCGACACCCATACCCATAAAGAATATCAAGGGCGATTGTTCGGCAATGGACTGTTTGCCTTCGTAAGTTGCTTGAATAATCTGTATGGCAGCAATAAATGCCAAGCCACTGAAGGCACATGCCTTAAGGAGTTTTCTGGGGTTCGACGGCTGCTTGGCAGTATGAAAAAAAAAGCCGAGCAAAATCGATGCAATGATCAAGACGAGAATTAAAAGTAGCATCATGGATGATTCTCTGGCCGAGTTGAAACGCCTGGTCTGGAGGCTAGTGCAGCCCTGTAGCCCTGTCCAGTGACTAACGGCAGGCGCAGCGTCTGTTGAAGCCTGTAGTTTGGCGATGGCTTGTAACCATTATCAGCACCCTCCATGGGGTCGCTGGTCAGGCAGTTGTCTCGCAATTGATGCTCGCCGTAAATTTTGTGCCTGTCGGTGTTGCCTGCGAGTCATTGTCCATGCCTTACATAAGGGCTGTGGTGGTTGAGCGCTTGACTGGATGAGTTGTTAAGGTCGTGCCCTGCAGCCGGTTGTGTTGTTCAACAGGCCATAAGATCAATCTGCTTTGCCATTCACACCAGGACCGTTTACTGAAACAATCGACCGTTTGGCCAAGGAGGCATGCAAGATGATTGTGGTGGTTGAAGGGATCAGTGCCGCAGGTAAAACCACCTGGTGCAATCAGGCCGCATCAGCCAGCCTGTTGCCGGAGTCATTTCCTGCGGATCGAATGAGCCAGCCTGTGCAGGACGAGCAGGTAGCAGCCTATTGGACCCGCTGGAATGCCAAGCGCTGGAGTGATGCGTGCGCGATTGAGCAGTTGTACGCGGTGGCCGTCTGCGACACCGATCCGTTGAAGCTGCATTACAGCTGGTGTCTTTGGCAAGTTGGGCAGGGCACCGAGGCGCAGTGGCAACTCGCTTGGCAGGCAGCTCGCCGTGCGGTCGCCGCGCAGCAGCTGGGTTTTGCCGACCTTTATTTGGTCAAGGCTATCGACGCCGCGACAGCGCGCCAGCAAATGGCGGGCGACCCAGGCCGTACACGCAAAAATTTCGAGTTGCATCTGAGTCTGCAAGCACCACTGCTGGATTGGTACCGTGCAATCGAGCAGGTGTTTCCTGGGCGGGTGCTCTGGCATCTGCCGCTTGACTTCAAGATCCCGCAAACCTCTGCCAATACCCGCAGGTATGATCTGCGGGCATTTGATGCGCTTTTGGATGCTCTGCCCAGGCCTGCCTTTGACCTGGCCCGCTAG